ATAACCAGATGCTTCAGAACGAAATGCTCAGGCTTCAACTTCGCCGCATGGAAGGGCAAGTTGGTCCAGGCTTTCCGGATTCGGGTTCTGCTCTTTCGGGCTCGGTCAAGGTCAAGCCCTCAGAGCAAATCAGCAACGATCCGTCCGTACCAGGCCGTGAGGCGTTCCGCGGCGAGGGCAAGCCCGCGATGGTTCCTTACCGCGTTGGAGGCCAGAAGTACGGTTTCACCCTCGATCTACCCACGCCCAATGTGGGCGAAGGTCTGGAGGGCACTGGTCCGGCTGCTTGGCCGCTCGGGGCCACCTTGATTGGTGGTCACTACCTTTCGAAGTTCCGTAACTGGCTCGACGAGCAATCGCCGGCGCCAGGGAAGAAGCGCGTTTTCGACCCGCGTTCATGGTCGATCAGAGAAGTCCCACAGTGAGGTCCATATGTTTCGTCGTCGTTCTGCTCGTCGCGTTGTTCGCCGTCGCGGTTATGGTCGCCGGGTGTTCTCCCGTTCCCGTCGCCGTGGAGGCTCGGGTGTCCGTCGGATCGGGTTCAGGATGTGACCCCGGGTGCTGTGCCTCAAACCCTTCGTCCCGCAGGGGCAGCCGATAGCGGTGCCCTGCGGTCGATGTATGCCCTGTCGCATTCGCTCTCGGCGGCTTTGGGAGAGTCGTTTGTTTCTCGAATCGCTGCAGCATCAGAGCGCCTGCTTCATTACGCTGACGTACGCAGAGGAAAATCTCCCGTCTGGGGGCAACTTGGTTCCTGCTCATGTGGTGTCGTGGCTGAAGCGGGTGCGGCGTGCCACACCTGCCAAATTGCGGTATTTCTTGGTCGGGGAGTACGGCGATCAGACGTGGAGGCCGCACTATCACTGCTTGCTCTTCGGGCTACCCTTCAACGCATCGAGCGAAGAAGTCGTCAAGCAAACGTGGGGCCTCGGGCACATCTCAATCGGCGAGGTGAACCAGGCCACGATCCGCTACACCTGCGGGTACACACTGAAGAAGCTCACCAAGGCTCAGAACCCGCGTTTGGACGGTCGCACACCGGAGTTCGCCCGGATGTCTCGGATGCCGGGCATAGGCCACTCGATAGCTCTGGAAGTGGCGGAGCAGCTCCTGACGGAACACGGCTCGAAGGCTCTGCTGGTGGACGGGGACGTCCCGTTCTCGCTGAAGTTGGGTCGCAAGTCGCTGACCCTCGGACGCTATTTGCGGAGGGTGATTCGTGAAGCTATCGGCATGGAGGATTCATGGCCAGACCAGGCGCGTGAGGCGTACATGGAAAAGCTGTGGGAGTTGCGACAAGCTGCGCCGCCTGGCACTCCGCTCTCGGAATTGGTTCAACAACCTCAAGCGGCGCTGAATTTGATCAAGCGCACTGAAATTTTCAACTCAAGGAGATCACTTTGAAACGGTCCAAATTCTCTCTCTCGAACTACAAGCTGCTCACCTGCGACATGGGCGAGCTGGTCCCCATCGGTCTGACGGAGGTACTTCCCGGTGACACCCTTCAACAAGCGACAAGCCTGCTGGTACGTGTTTCTCCTCTGCTTTCGCCTGTCATGCATCCTGTACGCGTTCGGGTTCATCACTGGTTTGTTCCTCACCGCATAGTTTGGGAGGACTGGGAGGACTTCATCACCGGCGGCCCCGACGGCAACGATTCGTCGTCGCTTCCTACTCGGCCAGGCACTTATTCGCCAGGCGGTCTCGGTGACTATCTTGGCATCCCTCCTGACGTTGCTGTGACTCCTTCGGCTCTGCCCTTCCGTGGTTACTCGCTCATCTGGAACGAGTTCTATCGCGATCAGGACTTGCAGACTCCGCTCGTCGTCTCGAAGCTCTCGGGCTCCGACTCGACTACGAACATCGCGATGCAGAAAGTCGCGTGGGAAAAGGACTACTTCACGAGCTCGCGTCCGTGGGAACAGAAAGGCGATCAGGTTCTGCTCCCTATCGGTGGCATCGCTCCGGTCGTCGGTATCCCTGGGTCTGCTTACCCGGAGTTCAACATCGCCGGCAACATCCGGCGTCTTCAGTCCGAGTCGGCAGGCATCAACATCAACCACTCGGGCATCACCACGGGCGCTCAAGCCGATCTGTCGTGGGCAACGACGGGGCTTCAAGCTGAGCTCACCGGGTCTACCGCGGTGGCTGTCACCGAGCTGCGGGAAGCGTTCGCTCTCCAGCGGTATCAGGAGGCTCGAGCACGCTATGGCTCTCGGTACACCGAGTACCTTCGTTACCTGGGTGTCAAGTCGTCCGACGCTCGTCTGCAGCGTCCGGAGTACCTCGGCGGCGGCAAGCAGACGATCCAGTTCTCGGAAGTGCTCCAGACTGCTCCTGTGCAGGATGATGGCGTTGTCGGCGAGCTGAAAGGCCACGGCATCGGGGCCATGCGCTCCAATCGGTACCGGCGCTTCTTCGAGGAACACGGCTACGTCTTCTCGCTCATGTCCGTGCTGCCGAAAACCATGTACGCGCAATCGCTCGCTCGCACCTGGTCGCGGCAAACCAAGGAAGACTTCTTCCAGAAAGAGCTGCAACATATCGGCCAGCAGGCCGTGTATAACAAAGAGGTGTATGCAGCGCACTCGAACCCTGGGGGTATCTTCGGGTATCAGGATCGCTACGATGAGTATCGGCGGACAGAATCTAGCATCGCCGGTGACTTTCGGTCGACTCTTGACCATTGGCATTACGCTCGTATTTTCGCGGGCGACGTTGCACTGAATAGTTCTTTCGTCACTGCCGACCCTACCAAGCGGGTAAACGCGGTCCAGACGGAGGATGTTCTTTGGGTCATGGCCAACCACTCGATCCAGGCGCGGCGTCTGCTGTCTCGCACTGGCACTTCGTTCATTCGGTAAGGAGCACTTACTATGGCTCTCAACGACAAGGGGCATGAGGTCTTGGACCCCACGCCCATGGCTCTACCAATCGGGGCCACGCGCCCCGAATCCCTGCAGGACCAAATCGCTCGCATGGTCCGGTCGCAGTTCATGCTTCAGCGCCAGGCCGAAGGCTTCGAATCTCCGGACGAGGCCGACGATTTCGACGTTGAGGATGACGAGGACGGCTTTCACTCTCCGTGGGAGCTGACCGCGGATCAGGAAGGCGGTGCCCTCGAGCTGCTCAAAAAAGAGGCGCAAGGGACGATCGCGCCCGCTCCCCTTTCGGAAGCCAAACCTCCGGGCGTGCAGCCCGGACCGGCCTCCGGGCCGGAAGTCGGAGCTTCGTGACCCCGGCCTATTCCACTAATTACTTGATGTGGAATAGGCTAACTGACACAACCCGCACCAATCCTAGCTCTCCGGCCGATTTATGAGGCGATCAGCCAAGACCAGGCGCGATGCCATTGCCATCGCTAGGGACCCCCTGCATGGTCTCAGCTACTCCGACAATCGGCCGGATGTGTCGCCGTGGGAGGACTTCACGACTCCCGGCGACACGGATGATGGGCGGTTTTTCTCCCCCTCTCGTGGTCCCCTCGTTCTGGACTACCCCCCCCCAAGGCGCAACGGCGGCGCCAAGGCTCGTATTCGGGCCGCCAAGCGTGTAACGCAACCCTCAAGCTATCCCCCTACCTACTCACCTTTCTTTCGCGTCTTGGGGCCTCCTAGCGGGCTCGCGTTCGACCGGCCTCGGTCGGTCACCATCTGCCAACGGCGGCGGGCTCGACGGGAAGCAATCTTTGCACAGGGGCGCGGGGGGACCAAGGTTCGCCGCCCGACCAGGCGGCGGTATTCGGACATTTCATGCAAAGGGTAATCAATGGTCGCTCCTCTCCTCGCTGGCGCACTTATCGGCGCCGGCTCAACGTTACTCGGTGGCGCAATATCTGGCGACAGGAACAGGAAACAAGCCAACCGCCAGATGGATATGCAACGGGAATTCGCTCAGCAGGGCGTTCGCTGGAAAGTCGATGATGCGAAAGCTGCGGGTATTCACCCCTTATATGCGCTCGGTGCGAGTACCCATTCCTACTCGCCGATTCAAGTCGGCGATTCCTACGGTTCTGCTCTCGGCCAGGCTGGCCAGGATCTGTCGCGGGCCTTCATGGCCACCCGTTCTCAAGACGAGCGGGAGGACGCGCTGGGTCGCTTCGCTGTCGGAAAAGTTCGCGAGTCGGATGCGCGTCTTGCTACCATCGAGCATCAGCACCGGGTTCAAGAGTCTGCCCTTCGCATCGATAACCAGATGCTTCAGAACGAAATGCTCAGGCTTCAACTTCGCCGCATGGAAGGGCAAGTTGGTCCAGGCTTTCCGGATTCGGGTTCTGCTCTTTCGGGCTCGGTCAAGGTCAAGCCCTC